TTGCGCGCTTCTTTTTCTTTTTCCAACGCTGATTTCAACCCGCTGGTATGCTGTTCGTAAAGTTCTCTTACTTCATCGTCCTGGCTCGAAAGCCATTCCTCGAAGCTTTTTGGCTGAACATCTCGTTCCTCAGCAGGAGCCCCGCCCCCGCTTCCACCATCATCTTTATCGTAGTATATCATATCTTTACCTCACATTAAATTATACAATATTATTTATACAAGTTCTTTCAATGGTGCAATTTGCGGGCTATCGCCCCATATATCGCTATGCGCGGTGCGGCGCAAATCATTCAGTTCAAACGCGCCATCCTTCCAAGCCTCATAATAATTTTTTCCCATCATTGCTCTCTGCTTATCGGGATCCTGGCTCAAAAACCAATCAGTCCCATTTTCCCATTCAGGCTCATCTACACCAGCCACAATCGGCACTATCGCACATCTGCCATTCGGATGGTCGGCAAATTCATCAGCCACATTATAGCGTTCGCCATCGCTTATCAGGCAAGCCATGCAGGTTCTATCATCCCGCGCCGATAATCTTTTAAATCCAGTTACCACCCCGCTTTCTCTATATTGTAATATGCTTCCATTTCTATAAGCGCGTAATTGTTCTGTGCGAGTAATGGTCAAGATCCGGTCAAATCCATAATTCATCCCCTCGAATGCGCGTTTTGCGGTCTCTCTCGGCCCAAGCCCAAGCCCGATGCCCTCAATCAGCGCGGAGGACATGTGCACCCACGATTCCGGGAATGCAGCCGCCAGTAGGTTTTGAAGCGGTGCGCCCTTGGCTAAAATCGCGCTCAATGCTTCCACCGAATCAATAGGGACAATATTAAAGCTGCCCATAATCCCTGCGCTTGAAAAGGCGGCTGATAATGTTTCTTTCGCGCTTTGTATTCCCAATTTTGCGCTATCCTCTTTCCCATTATCAATTACACTGCCGACATAATCCTGATATTTCGAAAGCTCGGCATGAACCTGTTCTCTCATCTCCGCCCACCGTTGCATTTCTCGTATCTGCGCCGGGTTAGGTTTGCTGTCCCCAATTTCGGCTAATAATGCAATTACATTAGCATCGATTTTATTTTGCAATTCAATCCATCGCTGCCCCATTTCAAGCATTTGAAGCGATAATTTTGCGTCTAATGCTTTTCGAAATAATTCAGCGATTTCAACTACGGCTGATTTACTCAATTGGAGGTCTCGCACTTAGATATTTAATAACTTCCTGTCCCAGCGAAGAGGTAGTTTTTTTGCTTTCCATCATATCATTGTGCATCTGTGTAATTTCATTGGTTGTCCATCCAGCACGGCGCAGCACAGTTTCCAGCGGGATGCCCATCTGCAGGTAAATCTGCATTTCCTGCGCTTTGGTGAGCGGCTGAGAAGTTTCCACATTATCCCATACTAAGGCGATATTATCGGCATTTTTACCTAAATAAGTAAGCACAATTTCAGCTAATTCGCGCCAGCCCATAGAAAATATATCCATAAAACTTTTTACTTTCTTGACCAATGGCGATTCCATAGCGATCAATGCTTCACCGCTGATATTCGCACCCGTAGGCATAAAATAATGTTTCGGCGTGCGGCTGACTACGGCGATGAAGTTCGCCAGCTTGTCCATAGCATTTAAAAACATAGTTAAATCTGAGGCTGAAAATTCGCCTACCTTGGTTGGTTCCTCATCGCTGCCACCCTTCGGGAATCTGAAGAACGACATCGGACTTGACTTCAATTTTCCCATATCCGCATTCGTAACCGCATACCGCTGAGCGAACGCATTAAATTCACCGACGACCATCATATCTGAAAATAGTTTATTGAGCGCATCTTGAACAGTGATTATATTTGTGAGCTCGCTCTGCCCAATATCAAATTCTACAATAGGGACAAACCCAAAGGGGTTCTCAACCTCTTCTGTCAAGTGGAATGATTTCTCGCTCGATACTGTTCCATTCGCTTCGTATTTCTCGATTCTATCAGGGTAATATAAATTTAATCGGCTTCGTTTTCTACCGTCTGCATTTCGGTTGTCTTCCCACCATTTCGCGCCGAATAATTTTTCTCTGGGATCATCTGCGCTGCGCACAATATCTATCAAGCGGGGGTCATTGTGAAATGCGACTATTTCATCATCAATAATATCTAAAACTATATAGGATTTTCCAGTGATCAGCGCATCCCGATGCACGCGCGTTGAGGCAACAGCAAGGTTATTGCGCTTGTAAAACTTATCAATGATATCATCGCTTTCTTTATCTGGAGGATCCCACCCCTTAAATACCAGCCTATCCAATGACGCATCGATAACAATTGCGCACCAATTCTGAATGAATTTGGTTGATTGTTCGAATACCTCTCTCAATCTCTCGGCGGAATAGCGCAGAGGATGCTCGCCAAAATAATAATTTCTGAGCATCGTCATCTCTGCTTTTTTGAATGTTAGATTTTCAAATGCTATCTTTAAATCGCTCATATTACCACCTATGCTGTGTAACCTCCTGAACAGGTTTTACTCTTAACATAAGCGCCCTCGCAATAACCGTGTCATCATGCATACCATCTGGAGCACTATAGCTTGACCTTCCAGTTGCTTGCGATACTTTGCGCTCATAAGCTTCAAGTTCACTCGTCCAAATTATATCATCCTGAAACTGCCATTCCTCTTTTTCTAATGCTAATGCAAGATTTTCAATCAATGGAGATTTACTGGAGGCTGTCGTTTTAAAGCCAATTACAGGCAAACCATCTCTTTGCAATTCCTCAAAATTAGGCTCACCGATAGAATTCAATTCCACTAAAATCTGATTAACATTCCATTTATCGCAGAGTGCCTTTAATCTGTCTCTCTGAAAATGATAATCGATTTTATTAAATCTATCTCTTGCTATTTCTACATGGCAATCAATGCAGCCTATACTGATAGTTGTAAAGTCATTCTGCTTTCCCCAATCTACACCAGCCACTATATTATGTCCCTTATGCTGTTCAGGTGTAGTTTCAGGCGCGTGCATGCAAGCATCAATATTGCGGAAGACTGTGCCTTCACCTTCCAAAAATTCTGCCTCATATTCCTGCCTAAAGATATCAGCTGGTAAACTCTGCCTGGCGGCTTCTATTTCCTCCAATGAAATAAATGGATTTTCAGATGTTAGCGCATGAAAATATTTCCATTCAGGATCACCCGATTTTGCTTGATTACAAATATGCCAGAAATAATTGCGCCCCTTGGGTGTGCTGAAGAAGAATGCATCCCCCCTATAATCTACTAGAGTTTGTCGTATAGATTGTTCCCATGCTACTTTCAGATTTGGCGCTATAGCTGCCTCATCAATGATTGTGCGTTTATATTTGCGTCCTCGACCAGCCTCAGGATTATCCAATGTCCAAAAATCAAGAATACCTCCGGTTATGAGTGTCATGCGGTAATCCTGCTTATTTTTATTCTCAATAATATCTGATAAATATATACTTGCATCAGCCCAAGCATCGATTAAGTATTTATAATTAGGCGCAAACCAGGCTGTCGGATAACCATTAATTGCAGGTGCAATGAAAAGATCTTCGCCAAGTATTGTTTTTCCATATCTGCGTCCACAATTTATTGCATTAAATCGCGCCGCATTATTCTTGATCGATTGCTGACCCGCATGAAGGGCCGGTAATTTTATCCTGATCTTCATAGGATATTGTTATTTCTAATATTCCATCTTGTTCCAAGTTAATCCCTTGAATAGGTTTGCCAACTAAATAGTTGGATAACCACTCGCGCGCCTTATGATCACCGCGCTTTGCCTGCTCGATTGCCTTTTTGATAATTTCAGCCCAGTCTTTCATGCGCATAGATGTATCAATTTTTTTGAGGTATTTGGATTGATTAACCGGACGCCCGCCCGGATTACCGGAATGACCTTTTGCAAATCGCCCCCTTTCGTCCCTTTTGATATCACTCATACCCTCACCTATTATTTACCTGTTTTGAGGAGCGCCAATTGAAATTCATTATCATCATAGATTACTATATGCAGATAACGATCTCGTAATCCATGCATAGTAGATAGCGCAACACCCTGCGTCTCCGGTAAATCAAACTCAATCCTGATACCACCATCAACCAATGTCTTTATTCTAACAATAGTTGCAGGAAAATCGCATAACGATTCCATGTTATTATTATAACCCAATTTAAATATCTTATTATAACGCGCTCATCGATATTTCATGCACCATATCATCAACATATTTTAATGCCTCGCCGGAATCGACCATATCGCTGGTGAATAAAAATATCTTATAACCATTAAGCATAGCTAAATTAACTTTCTCGGCATCTCTCATTATTCCCTTGGCTGAAGCGTGGCTGGGATTATACTGCCATATCCCGCCCTGAATTTCTATCAGCAAGACCGGCGGGATGAAGAAATCATAACGGAATCTCCTGCCTGGAATAGCTCTAAATTCGCGCTCATAGTAGTAGCCTGCAAGATCCAGCTGCTGCGCGAATCTATCTTCTAAAGCGCTCATCACAATCAT